CCCTTACTGCTATTGCATTTAGAGCAACAAGCCACCAAGTTATCAAAGTCATCAGTACCCCCTACTGCCCTTGGTATCACATGGTCAACTGAGTTGGCTTCCTGGTTACAGTAGTAACAGGTATAGCCATCCCGTTGTAGGACTAAAAGCCTACGCTTCTTCCAATCAGCAGTAGCTAAGTATGGTTTCATTAGTACCAATTATGCTTAACATGATGAGATAAAGCTTTACATCCATCGCCCGAATAACGGGCTCGAATGTATTGCCTATACCATTGTATCTGTTCTTCTATGGTCGCTGTATGCAGGTACTGTGAGCGACCTTGGTAAAGACCGTAATGGCTACCGTTCTTTGCGCTTGGGTTGTAGTTAGATTCTTTTCTCATTATCTCTTTGTTACATTTGAATTCTTTACTATCAACAGACATCTGCCGTAGCAGGGTAAGTATCTCCTGCTTCGTAGGTTTTGCACCTACATCAACAGGCTTACCGCTAGCGACTACGGCAGTTGCCAACAGAATAGAAGCTGTGGCTGTGGTGATAATCGCGCCATTTTTAAGAGTGCGCTTCAATGATGCTAGGCGATTCGTGTTAGTCATCTGCTGCTCCTAATCCCCACCGTTTGCATATTCTGGGTAGGTTGGTAGTGCCCCTCTAACGGGCGATAAGTCGGCTGCCAACCGATAAGGCATAAAGTTATAGCACATAATTTTGATTCGTGCTTAGGCTGCTCTGTTTTCTAGCATTGTGCAGGTAGTGCAAGGCAATGGTTCATGCTTCCACATTCCGCAATTCCTGCATCGTTCAACTGTATGTTCGGACAACATTGCCCATAAATTCTGCGTGTGAGTACCAACGCTCAATACGTTGGGCATTATATTTACATCGTCTGCAATTGACATTTCCCGCCTTATCCCCTTCAAATTGAGCCATCCATGTGTAAGCCTGACAATAGCTGCACCAATACCCGTACCAACCTACTTCATTCGGGTTCACCATAGCCTGCCTCTCGCAACAAAGACACTAAGTCTTGTAGCGTTAGCATAGCAACCCAACTAGATATTGATGCTTCGCCTTGCCCGTTGAGGCGCATAACGGCAATCGGTAAATCTTTGCCATTACTTCGCTCTGATAACTGGTCAATGGTTTCTTTTGGGTTGAATCGTGCCCTCGCTTTAATTTCCCAATCAATACCAATAGTTCCAGTTATATCGCTGCCAGTGCGACCAGCCCCAACGGGTTCAGCAAAAGGGAAACCATGCTCACGCAAATAGGCTGCAAGTATTCGCTGTGTGGCATAGCCCCTATGTTTCCTGTGTTGGCTCATCGCATGTTCTTGCAAGCGCAATCAGGACAAGTCCAAATGTAATGAATGACTCCTGCTTCATCACTGTTTTCAGAAATAATGTGCTTAGACTCAGCTCGGTAAGGGTAATTGCATAAATCGCAAACGTCTAGAAATTCCCCTTCAACGCCAAATGTTACGGTTGGGCTGTTATTGCGTTGAATGCTTACCCATCCCATCAGCCCACCTTCATCCATTTCGGGTCACATAACTGGACATTGTCTGGACATTTATAGGCAGCCCAAGGTCTTCCGTTCTTTTTTGACACTCCCGTTTGATAAACCATAACACCATGCGAACAGGTGTAAGTAGTTTGATTGGCTAATGGTTCTGCGCCTAACGCATCTCCGAGTATTTCCATCCCTTTAGCCCATGGGTCATCCTGTTGCACTGGCTTAGGTGTTTCTTCTTTAGCTCGTGCGGAAGCCACTTCTTCCTTCGAAGCTCGTTTTCCAACTTTAGAAAGTCCAAGGTTAGCCAATGCTCGACCAATAGCAGAAGTTTCAGCAAGTTCCGGCGCGTTTGAAGGCGCGAATTTGTTAGCTCCCTCGTACTCAGTTGCCCAGCCCGTGACAATAAACCCTTCATCACGTGATGTCTTAATGCTAGCTTTGCAGACCCATTCCACGCGATTATCAGCTCTAACCTCGCTAAACAAATCAGTCTGGATACATCCATTCGGATGCAGTTCCCAAAACTTATGAATGCGTTCGTCCACTGTTTCATAGTTCTCCAAATCAAACTTACTCATGAATTCCTTCTTTCTTCCAGTAAGCCGGCACTATGTGTGTGGGCTTGATTGCAGCGTATTCAAATACCGTATTTAATCGTACTCCCAGGTGGGCTAGTTGCTCAAACATTCGGCGTAGCTCACGGCTTCCCCATTGTTTAGCCATTATCAGCATTCGCTCCTGGTCGGTGTAGCCACCAAAGGTTCCGTACTTCTCGTACTTAAAGCCGTACTCAGCGCAAGCCGGTTGGATGGGGCAATCGAAACAAATGCGGCGAATGACTTTGAGGCTTAAACCTTCCGTTTGTAAATCACTTTCAGTCATGTAAAAGTAATCGGTGTTTAAGCCCAGGCAGTTAGCCTTGTCGTAATCGAGCGTTTTACTCATGAAGCTTGCCTGTGTGGAAACCTTCTCGGTGACCATCCTCATGGCCAAGTGTGTAACCAATCAGCATTCCCATAAACAACATAAAAACCATTGAAATGCCTATCCAAACTATTGTTGATGTACTCATTGTGTCCCCCTTCAGGACTAAGTTGTTAATAGTCTGGGGGATAACTTTGTGGATGTCAAGGATTTAGTTAAAAGATTTTCCAGCCCAGGTAAATGACCCATCTGGGCGCATGGGAATTGCGTACGGGGTAACGTGCTTTCCAGTGACTTCCAGCATGCCAAATCCTAGTTGCCAATTAGCGGCCCCACGTGGCCTTAGGTAGTGCGCTTTATTCATGTCCATAAGATGACCTACCTCAAGGGCAAAACGGCTCTCTAATCGCCCGTTAAAGCCTTTAGAAGCCCAAACTAGGCCCTGTCTGTGGGTGTGTCCGCAAACCACCGATTTTCCGGTGGCATCCATGAGTTTATATCCGGTCATTCCAGACACCTGAGAAATGCTTCCTTCGTCACCATGAGCCAGCAACACGCCAGGGGCAATCTCACCCATCTTGTCTAGCCAGGTGATTTTGAGTTCCTTGAGCCCGACCAACTCAGGATACGTGAGCCCACGCAAAGAAGCTATTGCAGGAGCCTTGCGCTCTATGTAGCGCTCTAGTCGGTCTGTGTGGTTACTTCTGACAATGGTAAACGGTTTATCTGGTCCGAGTGCTTTTCTAAAAGCCCCCAGAAGACCTCTAGTGGTGTCAAGGTCAGATTGGATGGCTGGGCTGTATTCGCCTCGGTAACCATCTTCCCATCGGCTAACCATTGGGAGGTCTGCCTCATCTCCGACACATGCGAGAGCATCCGGCTTAATACGATTAATGAATCGGATGAGTGCATTGGTTGCCCCTTCATGATTGTATGGAACCTGCAAATCAGATATAACGACTATGCGCTTAGTCTGAATCATCCTCAGTCATCTCGTCTGGAATGTCTTCCCACAAATCATCATCGTCATCATCTGGTTCTTCATCACGCTCAACGACAAATGGACTAGGAAAGTTCCACTCTGGTAATTGGTTCAGGACAATGTCAAATGCTTCTGCTCTGGTAAATCCTACCCGCTGATAAGTTTCTAATAACATGTGCGCTTCTTTTGCAATGGCAAGCATTGGCGATAAGGGTTCTGCCATAAGAATTAATTCGGGCTCGTTAATATCTTCTTCCATTGAGAACCCCTTTCGCGTAACTTAGGATAGCGTTTTATTAAGCAGAATGCGGTAAATCTCATCAACCCTGGATTCAAGGCGCGTTACTTGGTCTTTCACGCTGGTGCCACTATTGGGCTTGAGTTCAGCTAAGTAATGTTTGACAAGGAATTGGACGAGCGCTGCCATGCCGCCTAATGCAGTAAAGCTTACGCTGATAACGGCAATCCAACTCCCCAGGCTCACTTCTTTTTCTTCTTCCGCTCAATCTCGTCTAGGCCAGCCTCAAGCGCATCGGCAAGAATGTCATCAAGGTCTTTGTTTGCCTTGTGAGCTTTAATTGCTGCGCGTAGCATCGGGATAGCCACAATAGCTGCTACCGCTATGACTGCTGTCTGCCAATCCATTATTTGTCCAATCCAAGGCGCTTGATTCGTGCCTTAACTTCTTTAGGGCTTTCGGTTATTTCAAAGTGCATTTCGTCTTTTCGGTTCTTGTAATCCCCACCCCAACGTAGGCCGTACTTATTGCAAAGCTCTCTAATAACTGTTTCTTGCTCTGGGCGAAATGTCCCTTTTGCGTTTAACGGATGCTTAAGTGCGTTTACATCTACGGCAGTACCAGAGGCGTGATTGCTTAGCATGTCGGTTGAACCTCTCACTTGGCGAAAAGCCCAGCCCCAATCATCCTGGCCTTTATCAATCTTCTCTACCTTGTCATTGAACTCGGCCAAAAATGCTTTGAAGATAGGCGCAACCTTTTTAGTGACCGCGAACTTGGTTTTGCAACTTTCTACTTCAATGCTGATAATGTCAATGGCATTGCGATTAGGTGAAGCTGGCCAACCGTTTTGGCTGCTTGCCATCTATATCCCACTCCCAATCATCCATACCAGGTAGCACTTCATCGGTGCAATCTCCAGTTAAGAGAGTAATGCTGCCACTTCTTCTTCTTCTAAACCAAGTGCGCGTAGTTTGTCGGCTGCACTAAGGCGCTTGGCTGCCTTGGCTGCTTCTGCCGTTTCTTGCTCAGCTCGTTGTGCTTCTGCGGCTGCTCGGTCTGCCTCAAGTTGGGCAATTTCCTCATCAGTGAGTTCTACTACTGTTTGTTCTCCAGTAGAGCAGTCCACGATGAGTTTGGTTGGCTTGTCCATTCCTTCTCCTTAACTATTCTTAATTCCGTATAGGTCAAAACGAGAACCGGAAACAAAGTTTGTTCCGTATTGTGGTGTAAGAGTTAAGCCACTCACCGCGGCAGTGTTGGAAACCAAACCAGCAGATGCACCTACCCCAAAATCTGTTCCGCTGTTATTTTCTCCGGCCACTGTTGTCGAGAAAACTTTATTTGTGCTGCCGGTGTAATTAGGTATATATATTTCTTGGCTTGAAAAGGTGTTAGAAGTAGCATTACCACCCACAACAAAATAAAACCTAAAAAATTGGTTATTGCTAGATATTAAGTTATTGCTCAATGGTGATGTACCGTAAGCGTAAACGTCCCGTTGAGAGTAACTACCTACTGCAATTGAGTTCATCTGAACATTTATATTATCTGTCCAACTAGCGCGGTCAGTTCGTGCAGATACAACTAAAAGTAAATCGGTGTATGTATTTACTATTCCTGAAAAAGTAACTGTTGCTTGGCTTCCCGTCAAAACTGTTTTAGCAAGAGCAACATAAGTAGGTGTAGGCATTATGCCGCCTTTATTCCGTAGAGGGTGGCTGTGGTACCGGAAGCAAAAGTAGAGGCTAAGGTAAACAATCTAATTCTAGTGATTGCACTTGTGCTTCTCCATAAACCAACACCACGCGATACTTGACCGGAACCATTTTCATCCGCAGCAACGGCAGCCAAAATAGTTTTATTTGTTGAACCAGCATAAGACATAAAATTTAGTTCCATCATTGCAATAGAATTATTGTTGGCGGCATTAAAAGTGAAATAAGTATTTGAAATATATCGTGTTGAAGCAGCGGCAGTGCCCTCACCATAAAGTACAGTCGAAGAATAATTTGAACCTGTATCGCTATTTAACTCAACTCGTGTTCTCATAGCGGCAGTAGGAATAAAATTAAGAATTATTTTCAAATCAGTATAAGAACCACTAATTGTGTCAAAAATAATTTCAGTTTGTGTTGAAGTCAAAGTAGTTTTTGCTAGTGGCTCGTAAGTTGCTCCTGGCATTAGAATTCCTTAATTCCGTATAGGGCAAAAGTGGTTGTTGTGGTCCAATTAGCACTACCACCGGCAATTATACTTATTGAGGTAACTGCTGAAGTGCTCATCCATAATCCTGAACGTACTTGAACTTGAGAAACGGTAGTCCCAGAATTGTCATCCATTCCAGAAAATGACCGCAAAGTTTTATTTTTACTTGTTGAAGCATAATCTAAAATGGAAATCGTAACCACGCCGTGAGTGTTTGCAGCGGTAGTACTAATTGCTGGACGGCCCAATCTCATTTGCGTGGTACTTGCAGAACCACTGGCATTGGCGGCTGAGCCATCCCCATTTAATTCGTGTTGAGCATAATTTGAACCAGAATCACTATTCAGCCTCACATCAAAGCCAGCATTAGTTCCATCTGTGCGAGTAATTCCTCTAATTTCTAAATGCTTAAAACCGCTGGGTATTGGGCTAAAAGTAATTGTTCCACTCGAACCCGTGCCAGTAGCAGTAGCAATGGATTCGTAAGAATTGGGAGCAGCCCCACCACTACCTACTTGACCAGCAACCAATGCACCAATCATTAGGCGATTGACCCCACAACAGTCCAAGCATTTGTAGCAGTCTTGATAGCAACGGCTGACTTGTATTGAGCAACCGTCGGGGAAGCTGATACCGCCCCCGCGCTGGTCACTGTGGTTGTTCCTGCTGTTACTGCATTGATTGTAAGCAATCCTGCACCAGTGTTGAGAATGGTAATTGCTGTTCCATTAGGGAATGCGTAAGTAGCATCAGTTGGAATGCTCACGGTTTTAGTTCCTGCATTGGAAGTAAGAACAAGCACCTGGTATTGGTCGGTAGAAGCAAGCGTGTATGTGGTTCCGCTTTGTGTGTTTAGAGTGTAAGTGACCAAGCCATTAAACATGGCGGCAGTCATCACATCGCCGGTGGAAGCAGGAAAGCCAGTTGCCATTAGTTATCTCCTCGTAGGTTAATATGATAATACATTAGTGCCTAAAATGCCGTAATTGCTGTTCCCGCATATAAAGCCATCAATGATGGGCTCAAGAGTGGTGAATGTTGTCTTCCATTGTCCAGGCCTGACATCATGAGCCACGCCAAATATCTGGAAAGTTTTCTGCAAAGTAGTGCCATTGGGTTGAGCTTGCTTAATGGTCACTGGGGCAAAGTAATCCAAGGTAAGAGCTGCTGTAACGCCGGTGGCGTAGTTAGCGGTAGTCAAATCTAAAGTAATGGCATCTACTCGAATGCTGGTGTCCTTACGGCTGGCAACGTAAGCCTTGGCGTAGTCGAGCGCCTCACTAGTGGTTTGCATCAATAAATCACTAATGTTATAGGAATGCTTGAAATAGGTGCTAATGCTGGTGGCATCGCTGGCAGTTTGCTTGGCTAAGCCGGTGGCGGTTACGTTGGCTTCATTGAAGATTTGAGCATCATTAAGCACCCATTGGAGGTTTGAGTACGCAATCCCTGTGCCATCGTCGGCAAAAGTGGTGGCAGTATCGCCAATAGATTTGGTGGTGAGGTTTCTATCCTGGAATACCACTTGCCCTGAAGCATCCATGTACAAAGCCCCGTATTCGGTCGTAGCAACCGTTTGCAGGGCATTGAGAGCCGTTCTGGTGGTTCCTGGGTCAGCTTGGACTGTGCTGAGCCCTGTGTCCACGTCGCGCATTCCAGAAGGCCATCCCACTTGAGTAAGAATGTCATTAATCCGGTTTCCGGTAGTTTCGCCAGCAGTTGCACCTGAGACGGTGCTTATTGTGCTGAGGTTAAGAAGCTGAAACCCATCCACTGCTGTAATTGTGGTGTAGGAAACCTGGCCAGTATCTCGGCTTTGTGTGTAGTTATAGCCGGTTATGTAACCGCTAAACATGTTATGTTCTAGGCCGGTGGCTGGGTCAATGGCTGATAACTGAATCTTGCGTAGTGGCTGCAAAAGAAGGTAGTACGGTGAGGCTGGGTTCTGGGGGTTAAAGTCGGCATTTTGGTCTGCAATCTGAAAACTAGCCGTGCCGGTTTGGAATACATCGGTAAGTGGGTTGCGCCCTCGATTAACCTTTGCACCCATGATTTCATTGCTGACATCTACAATGACTGAAGTGGCATCTGCCAAAACATTAGTGCCAAGAATGCCCGAACCAATGATAAAAGCCTGGCCGAATGAAGCACCAGTGCTAAAATTGATTAAGCACTTAAGGGTTGGTAACGACATTAAATGAATCCAGCCGGCGCTGTGGTATTCCCATAACGTGTGTATTTGGTAAGTGCATCACCAATAACTCCAACAAGATAATCTTCAGACCCAATCGCTCCAGCATTTACAGTTACATTTACCACTGAAGGAGCGCCACTTACACTGCCTTGATTTGCTCCAAGAGAATAAGACAACGCATCATCAAAACCACCAAAATTAGGCACTGACGGAGCTGGAACATTAAAGCCTGCTCCAGAGGGTGACGTGCCGGTTCCGTAATTGCCGGTTTCACCAGCTAGGCCAGAAATACGCATGGCTATAGGAATGCTTAAACCTTTTTCGACTAACTCCCTAAAAATATTCCAGGCTGCTTTTTGAGTTTCCCACACTGCCGTTAAGCGGTCAGCATTAGCTTTGATAGCTTCATATCCTGCTTGAGCCGCATCAATCAATGACATCTTATATTCTTTTGCTTCTGCTAAACGTTTGGCCGCTGCCACTGTTTGAATACTTTCAATGTCCTCAGTAATCTTAAAACCTGCCCTGCGAGCAGCTTCTTCAGCCATAAGTTGTTCAATAGTTTTCTTTTCAACATCTTGAGTGCCTTTGCGTTCTTCCTTCAACTTCTTTTCTGCCATCATTTCAGCATTACGAGCGCTAATCACTTGACGGCTGGCACTAGCGGCAATCTGAGCATTGATGCGTTGTTGCTTACCTAAATCCTTGGCAGCCTTAGCAGCATAAACAAGGCTTGCTCCAAACAATCTCCATGGGGTTAATTTGGTAAGTAGTTTGCCAAATTTGTAAGCGCTAGCTAATACTGCACCCAATACACCAAGAGCTTTTAGCCCTGCATTGAGACTAGCAAAAAAGTCTTTAAACCCTTGCACTAAACCTTTTACGCCAGTAATCGTATCGGCAATGGCAAAGCCTATGCTTTCAATACGTTTTACTACTTGGTCAATGCCACCAAGTGAATTAATAATAGACATAAATGCTTCTAATAAAGCATTGCCAATAGATTCTTTAGCTTCATCAGAAGCTACTTTAAGTCTGGCCATTTGATTGGCAGTGGTGTTTAATTCATTTTTAGCAAAACCGCCATATTCTTGGCGCAAATCTCTGAGAATTCCCTGCAAGTCTTTGCTGGCAATCTTTTGTTCGTCAATGCCTAATTTAAGTGACTTTAAACCTTTAAAATTCCCCGTGTAAGCTCTGCTAAGCGCATTGACTACTGTGCCTAAATCTGAGCCTGTGGCAGTAGATAATGAAAGTGCAAGGTCAAGACCGCCAAACGCATCTGAAGTTGAGCGTGTAGTTCTAATGAGGGCCGACAACGCTGGCCTCAAATCGTCATCAGCAATGCCGTACATTTTGGACATTGCCGCTATGTTGGCTTCTGCTGCTATCGCTGCTGCTTCATTAGTTCCTGCAACCTCGCGTAAGGTGAATGCTAGTTGGCGCTGGCTTTTCTCGTCTGCCAATGCTGCCTGGACTGAATCACGGGCTAAACGTTTTGCATAAAACGCTGCTGCTGCCGAGGCTGCGCCATAAGCGCTGACTGCCACGCTGCTGAATGTTTTGGTTTGTTTAGTAAGCAGTTTAAGGGAATTGACGGCATCCTTAATGGCTTTATCTTTAAATATACCTGAGATAACAAATCTAGCCATTCTTAACCGCCTCTAAGTTAAACAAACGTTGCAGTTTTAGTTCAGCTTCATAACGAGCCCGTGCAATCTTGGTTCGTGCCATTCCTGCATCTTCTCGGCCTGCGCGAATCAGTGCGCGGCCTTCACCTTTGCCGATAAAATAAAAGTTTTGTAGTTTGGTCTTAAAAGCAACGCTGGCATTTGGGTTGATGCTGTAATTTTTACGAGCGGAAGGACCAGCGACAATTCCGCCCTTTTCGTATATATTGCCAGCAGGGTCACGTTGTTCTACTGCAACTGTGGTTACCCATCCGGCTGGGTCTTTTTGGTTTTTCTGTTTAACAATGCGTAACCCTTGGCGCATGAGTGCATCATTAAAGCGTGGGAAGTTTCTTGCTCCTGGCACTGGTGGCCGATTGATTGCTTTAGCCCAGTTAGACAATCCAGGAGGAGCGCTATTGGTTATGTTACCTTTAGCGCTAACACTCACTGTTCTGGCTGCTGCATTGATGGCTGAATTGAGCTGACGAGAGGCTTCATAGTCGAATAAGCGCAATGCGGTTTCAAGGTCTTTAACGCCTTCTAACCGTATTGGGCTGACCACTTTTCTTGTGCCTTTCCTCTAACGCTCCTTTGAGAGCCTTGTACATCCAGTAATCCATCTCAAGCAGTTCATTGGGGCTAATGCCTGTGGCTAGCGCGATTACCGCGACCTCGTAAGTTCTAGTATCGCGCGTTAGCCATTTGGGTCATCAAGCTCAAGTTCTACCAATTCAATGGTGTCTAGGAAGTCATCACCAAATGGTTTTACTGTTTGAGTTTTCTTCAGGCAGAGCCACGCTAAATAGTAAATGTGTTCTTGCTTCTCTTGGTCGCGTAATACTTTGGCGAATCCCCCACCAACGTACTTTTCAAACGCAACTTCGATAGCCGGAGTTATAGCGTGGCTACTGACTGTTCCATCCTGTTGAGTTATCTTGAGTTTCATTTTTCCCCTTCGGTAGTGCTATTAAACGATGGTCTTGACTACTGAACCTGATACTGGCCAGGTTACAGAAATCGTGGCAAGTTCGCCAACGTTGTAAACCTGTGGCCATTGAGTGATAAGGCAGGTTGCAGTGTACTTCGGATTGTCTGCTCCTGTGGTTGTGGTAAATGGTTGGATAACAACGGTAGTGGTTGTTCCAACAAGACCATTGCCAGCGCCAGAACCATTGATGGTTTGGTTTACTTTGCTAGTGGCAAAGTCTGCATTGAAGTCGATTGATATGCTCGAATTCTCTAATCCAGCAATAAATTTGTGCCCGCTATCGCCCATGCTGGTGACTTCGAGTTGGTCGAATTCTTGATTGATAGTAACGCTTGATACATAGGCGCTGAGGTCCACCGAGTTTACGGTTACTTTCGCACCATTACCTAGGAATGTTGCCATTATTCTTTGTCCTTTGCTTTCTTAGTTGCTGGTTCGATATGACCGTTCTCTACTAGATACTCAATGTTTGAGCCTTCTAGTTCCTCGGTTGTGACAATTTCGCCCTTGCCATGTCCAGCGATGAGCGAATCGCCAATTACTTTATATTCCATTTTTAACTCCAACTGGTCATGGTTTGGATTGTTACATCAGCACTCATTAAATCCCCTGATGGCAGAGTAAATAATTGTGGTGCTGAAACTGTTCTTATTGTATCGCTAGGGCGATTGGTTTTTAATAACGTAATGGCGCTTTGAATAATGTTCTCTAGCGCCTGAAGTCCAGCCTGGTTATCCATTGCTGGCACTGTAAATGTTAAACGTAAATTAGCGCGAGGACTCAGCGCGGTTTGGTTGTTGGTAATCTCCACTGCTGGGTCATCCCAACCAACAATGCAGGAATTGGCTATTGGTGCGTTTGGTGGAAAGCTGTAAGTCGCGTATAGCGCGTTATTCGCAACTGCTGATGCAACTGCTTGCCGTAAGGTTACCCAACTCATCCAACAAATCCCCCGACACTTAAATATGGTGCTAGGAGGCCTTTTACACGACTCAGAAGGCTGATACCCATTTTATATGGGCTCGGTTGAAAATCAATAGCTGTTGCGCCACCGGATGGCGCTGTTTTGGCTTGAAATATATCTACGGCAATCATAAGGGCTGCCATGCAGATTGCATCGTAATCTTCCCAGGTTGTGTTTTCTGGGCCAGTCACTTTGCCATAAGGAACAAGTGTACGCTTGGTTTGTGTCGTTAATTGAGCATCTACGTAAGAAATAGAATAAGTTGTAACAGCAGTGATGGTTGCTGAGCCGTTGTAATGCGCTCCCACGTTTTCTACGTTAATTACTTCACCCACCACTAAATGGTGAGGGTCTAATGTGTAAATTGTCGCAGTAGTTCCTGTTGCTTCCTTCGCTACAACCAATTGCGTATTGTGTGGCAGATAGGATAAAACAATGGCTTCAGCGCTATCGCAAATAGTTTGTAGGTCAGAATCGCTATACAAACTACCGAGGCCCATTGTGCTTTTAAGCTGAGCTACGGTTACTAAAGCCATTATTTCTCCCTATCGGATGAGAGAGGCTAGGAAGGGGCTAACCTCTCTCGGTCTAGAAGTTACTTAGGACTTATTCCATCTACGTACGCCGCCCGCAATCTTGGTGGCGATAGCGTAATAACCATGTAGGCTGACGGTTGTTTGTCCATTGCCAAGAACCTGAACAGTAAGGTTGGTTACTGGGCTCTCGTAGTAGGTGATGGCTTCTGGTGCAATAATCCACATTGAATCATCGCCATCTCCTGCACCAACAAATGGGTCAACATAAAGCCCAAGACCCATGACGTTGCCAACGAGAGAAGTAGCGGATGCTGCTCCTGTTGCGTTGCTTGGAGCTGCTGCGGTAAACAATGGGCGCTTGCTGCTGTCCTGGAAGCCCATAATTTTGCCCCACCAGGTTGAGTTAGCAACAATGTTGCGTGCGAATGAACCGGCTGCGCTATAAGCGGCTGCTGATTCTGTTGCAACGAATCCAACAAGACCATCAATATCTGCTGCTTGTGCAGTTGCTTGGGTTCCATCGGTAATAAATTTGGTAAATACTTTCTCATCTGTCAATTTACCGTAAGCTCGGCGTAATTCACGCATGAGCTCTGTCATGTACTCAGGAGAGCTGCGCTCTATGAGCTCCCAGCTCACCGTTTCGCTTTTTGCTGCCTTCTTGACATCTACGGTGATATAGGTAGAGGTCATTTCATTACCGGCAGTGGTATCGCCATCTTCTGCAACTTCAGTGACTGTTGGAGCCTGTGAAAGTTTTGGAATCGTGAAAGAGAGCCCTGAGGCTGGAAGTGCTCCACGTGATACGGCCTCAATAGATGGACGGCCGTCAATGGTGTTGGTAATAAATTCAGTCATGTGTGGAGCAAGTGTTAAACCAGTGTTGTTGCTGGTGTCATCGCTTGCTGCAACCCAGAGTGCTGATTCGTGATTGCCGTGAGCAGCTTTAATCTTGTGCTCAAGGTATAAAGCGGATGTAGTAATACCGCTGCGTGGTTTGGTGTAGGCAAGCGCAACTGTTGGCTTCGCTGCCTCAACCTCTGGTGCTGCTGCTTCAACTGCTGGTGCAGCCTCTACAACCTCATCCTTTGTTGGTTCAGACATAGGTTCTTCCTTTTCTTCTTGTTCTGGCGTAGCGCTCGCCGCTACTTCCAAGACCCGCGCCTCTGCAAATGCAGGTTCAGTGACGAGGGAAACTTCTTTAAGTAATGCCGCCGTTACAATCATGCGGCCTTGTGGGTCGGTCTCGTAATCGGTAATACGTGCACCAACGCTCAAGCCATTTTTTAAACCTTCGCTTGCCTCGATAAGGCTATCAGTAGCGCGTGTGCTGGAACCAAGTTTGAAAGTGGCGTAAACACCATCTGCGCGCGATTCTGCATTGACCATTTTGCCAATTGGCTTAGACATTTCGTGGTCGCTAAGAAGTTTGATTGCGCTAGCTTGAATATCGCCAAATGCGCCTTCTTTAAATATAACTTCTCCGGCGCTGGTATAACCCACTGCATCGTAAGGAGCAATTAAGCCAGTGATGGTGCGCTTGGCTACGTTTGCTTCAATCTCGCGTGGTAATGAGAAATTAATCTCCATTTGTTCTCCTTGGTGCAGGTGATAAATCTTCCATTGCTCTTGCTTCATCTACTGTGAGAATTCCTAGCGGTACAACGTCGCGGTAAAAAGCTGCCCGCTCGGTTGGATTGCCGCGTAGGAAATCGTCTAAATCAAATCTGACATGCTGACCCATAATTGTTATATCGTCCATGCTAAGTCTATTTTCAAGCACTGTAATAATGTTACGCAACGAGAAATCGACTAAATAACGCTTTTGGCCTTCTGCATTGTTGTAAGTGAGAGAACCGCCAGTTTCAGCATCAAGAAGATACGCTGGTACGTTCATCATTTGGGCTACCATTGTTTGCATTGCCTTGCGCGATTCGACAAGTTGCAATTGGGTATTGTCAAATTGCATTGGCTGGTACTCAAGATTGCTGGTCATGTAAGCAGTAGCGCGTGTGTTACGAGCAGACTTGAAACGTGCGAGAAGATTCATAACTTGGTCTTCTGGCAAATCCATCCCAGTATTTTTTAGCACACCATTTGGTACTGGCTCTTCTGCTGAACGTTTTGCTGCTTGCTCTAATGCAATTGCAGTTTTAATTGTGGAAGCTCCACGCTTTAATACACCTTCATCAAGTGCTTGGAAAGTAATTAATGAACCAAGGCCGCCGTCTGGTACCAATGTTCCATCAACAGCATAACCGTCAATCATTGTTGAGGTGTTGTTGTATTGTGGCGTTACGCGAGTGAAATTAATGTAGCGGAATGCAGAAGGTCTTCCATCCTCTTTATACACTTCAATAATTTGCCAATAAGCGCTTCCGTTAAATATCAAATCATCAATAGTCCAAGCCAGCATTGTGCCATAAGCAGAATGCGGGTCAGGTTGTCTCATCCAACGTGGTTTTGCAATTTCCTCGCCACGATTGTTGTAAAGTTCAAGAGGCAATGATGCAAGTGTGCCTGCAATAATATTTCGCGCTCTAGCAACTGCCGGAATGGTCATTGCCTCATCGCGAGTTACGTAAGCGAAAGGAACATTGTAACCAGCGACGGTATATTGTGGGCCATAGACGTTTGGCTCTAATTGAGCATAGACATCCTGATAAGCCGGTAAAAGTTCAGCGTTCTTAACTAAACGCAAAGTATCGCGAATTCCCATAGGTGTCTATAATAGACTATTTTTTACAAGTTTGCTTATCACACTGCAAAGATTCCTGCAACCTGTGAAGGTCGAGCCGCAAAATGCACTGTCATAGCTAAAGCAACGGCAGCAGTGACATAACCGGAAGAATCCTTGCGAACAATGCGCCAACCGCCATCTGCGCCCGATTTTCTTGCGCAAGCATAAATGTGGGCAGTTAAAACTTCTTGGCCAGTGTGTTTGAGCCTTCCGCTACTCATGGCGCTCAATAGTTCATCGCAAGCTTGATAGAACAATGAACCGGATAAATCCTGAGTTGGGATTCCAGAAGCCGATAAACGGGCTGCAATGCCAGAAGCGGTGTAACGGTCAAAACCTACGCATTGTGAATTAAATTTACGGGCCCAACCAGAAACGGCAGTTGCAATCTTCAAATCATCTACACTGCTGTCAGATTCCCAAGTCTGAATCAGTCCAACAATGATTTCATCATCCACTCTAGTAGCTCCGACAAGGGAAGCGTGCCTTCTATCCGGTGAAACGTCTATTGCCAGGTATTGAGCGCGGCCATCAGGCAAAGTAATGTCTTTATCTAAGCAATTAGCCCAAGCGCCCTCTGGGAATGGATTTTGTAGCGTTTCAACCCACTGGCAAAGGACTTCTGTGCGAAATATAGATTCTGGGTCTTTTAATCGCGCTTTGATTCCATCAATGTCAATTGTGTGGCCTAGTGCTGGATTAGAATAACGCCAGGCTTCACGGTCATCAGTTTTAACACCTTCCGGAGCTGAATACTCCCACCAGCCAATAGTTTCATCTGAACCAGGAGCGCTTATTGCTTTGTAGGCCTGCTCTCGAGTGCGATTAAGTACGGCTGAGAACGCATCTCCAGCATTTGAAGTAAGCCATATCTGACTCTTGGGTCTTGCCATTGTTGTGTAAACCAGAGCAGCGTACGCATCGGTATTGACCATTTCCCTAGCTTCGTCAATAATAACCAAATCTGCAGACATTCCTCGAGCGCCCGAATTTGGAGCCACGATTTTGTACCGATTTCCGCTCTTGGTTGTAATCTCCTCTTGACCATTGGCTTTCCGAATGAATTTGACTTGGTCAGCAAGAAAGCCGTTGTCCTCGATTGTGTCGGCAACAAGTCGGAATGTTTCCAGCGCAATGTCTCGGTTCTGAGCCGTAGCAATGATGAGCTTCTCATCCCAGAGGAAGAGCCCAGCAAGAATACGCATTCTGAGTAAGTGCGTTTTACCATTCTGCCGTGCAACCAAGACTCCGTTGGTTTTGTGCGCCCATTTTCCATTTGGTCTCACCTTAGCTGCTTGTGTAATGACGTGTTCTTGCCAGGGCAGCAACGGTACACCTATCTGCTTGGCTAAATCCGCTACTTCGTTGCCTCTAGTCGGCAAATCCAGTTCGGGCGTTTGTATTCGGGGGAGCAAAAAGCCTTTTAAGTCATCATCCGTTATGGCCGGTTCGGTTAGGTCATGGTCGGTAGGCATCAGGCTTTACTCGGTTTTAAAAGGTGACTTATACAC